CCTTTGGCCGCCGCTACGCCCCGGACGATCGCGATCAGCGCTATCCGTTTCGGCTGCTGCTCGATCCGCACCGCGCGCAGTACTTCCCCCGCGGGCTGCCTCCAGGCTCCCGCTACTACGTGCCGGGGCCGGTCCTCGATCAGCTCGACACAGGCACGTGCGTGGCCCACGGGGTGACGAGCCGGATCGAGTCTGCGCCGATCATGCAGCACTTGCCGGTCACGCCGTACGACCTCTACCGGCAGATCGTGCCCTTGGACGAATGGCCGGAGAACGACCGCGAAGCGACGGGGCCAGACGAGGCGCTGCAGTCAGGGACGAGCGTGCGGGCCGGCATCAAGGCCGTGCAGCAGCTCGGGTACGTGCAGTCGTATCTGTGGGCGCAGTCCGTGGAGGACATTCGCGCCTGGCACTTGGCGGGCTTTGGCGGGGTGATCCTGGGGCTGAACTGGCACGACGGCATGATGGAGCCGGATCGCTACGGGTTCATTCACGCCACGGGGCAGGCGGTCGGCGGGCACTGCATTGTCAGTACCGGCTGGAATGACGCGGCGAAGTTCGAGGGGCGGCGGATTCCGGCGATTCGCTTGCAGCAGTCGTGGGGGCGATCCTGGGGAGATGAGGGGCGCTGCTGGCTGTCGGCGGCGGATCTGGGGCTGCTGTTTACGGCACGGGGGGAAGCGGCGGCGGTGACGGAAACACGGGTGAAACCGCGCAAGCTAATGGGGGACAGATGAGCGAGCTGCGAGCGCGCTGTGAATGGCACGACGTGGAGCTTGTCGAATTGGCTCCCGGCGAATTCCACTGCTTCTACTGCGAGCACGAGCGTGAACGCACTGAGCAAGACGCGCGAGAGGGAGCAGCACGGGCGGACAAGGAAGCGCGAGAAATCTATGAAGCCCAGCAAGCGGAGTGGGCGGATTATCGGCTGACGTGGGGCGATGAGGGATGAGTGCCGTTGCGAGCGATGACATCCGCCGTCTTGTGAAGCGATGGTTTGCGTTGCCGCACAGGACGAGCGCCACGCAGCCGTACCGCTGTGTCGCGTGCAGGATTCTGGTCGAATTGATGGAGTTGGTCGAAGCGGTCCAGTGCCCCGGATGTGGACGCCAGCAGGCCGAGTGTGACTCTACGCCGTGCTATTACACCGGGTCACCAGCGCCAACGGACGGCGAGGCGCAACCCGTGCAAATTACCCCTGAAGACCGAACCTGGTGAGTCTACATACACAAAACCATGACCTTCCCCGAACTGAAAGCCATCGCTCAGCGCTCGATCCGTGAGCTGACGCAGGCCCTCGACGCCTACGAGGCAAGTCTGCCCGCCCCGGCGATCCTCGTCCCGAGTGGCGGCAACCTCGCCGGCGCACTCGAGCAGGGCGGGGCGATCACCTTGGAGCCCGGGGGCACCTACGAGGCGCAAGGCTTCATCATTCGCAGGCCGACCGTCCTGAAAGGGCAGGCCGCAATACTCCGCGGGACGGCATACCCGGCCCTCACGATTGCTCCCGGCACGGCAGACGTCGTGCTGGACGAATTCGCGGGCTCGTCTGATGCGGACAACGTCTTCCAGTTCGGGGAGAACGATACGGGGCAAGTGCGCATCGAGGACGTGCCGCGGCGGATCACCGCCTCCCGCCTGTGGGTGCCGCTGCACCGGGACAAGCGGGCCTTTGCGATCTTCTGTGCGAACTCGACGTTTTCGCAGCTCGACGTCGGGGACGTCTACGACGCCTCCCCGTCTCACGCCGATAGCCAGTCAGTCTGGATCCACAACACGCCGGGGAATCTGACGTTTACGGAGTGTTCGCTCTCCGGCGGTTCGGAGATCGTACTGGTGGGGGGTGATCTGCCCCGGATCCCAAACATCAATCCGTCAGACCTCACCTTCGAGCGCTGCAAGTTCACCCGCCCGTTGGCGTGGAAGACCGACGGGCAACCAAGGAAGGTCAAAAACATCTTCGAGCTGAAAACGGGCCGGACCGTCAACGTGCTGAACTGCGAGCTCGATGGTGTCTGGTCCGGAGCAGGTCAGCAGGCGTTTGCATTTGTGTTCACGCCGCGACAAGGTGGGGCCATTGCGGCGGTCCAGGTGCAGGACTGTCGGGTACGAAACTGCGGCGGACTCGTCAACATCCTTGGGGAAAACGATACGCTGACGCAGCCACCGACGCCATTCAAGACCGACCTCATTCTGTTCCGCCGCGGGAGTTGCGTGATCTCCAAGGCGCAGTTTGGTGGCTACGGCACAATGGCGCTGTGTCAGCGGGGCGTGCAGGGGCTCTGGTTTGATAACTACGTCTGCGTCTCCGACGGCAACAAGGTGATCGACATTGCGGACAAGGTTCCACATGGAACACTCGCCCTCAGGGACAGCTACTTCACGGCGGGCCTGTACTCCATCTCGATTGCCGGGCACCACAACTTGACGCCGCCGATCATGGCGGATCCCGCGCACCCGGAACTCGGCGGGGTGACGGCGCTGGACCTGCGGAATCTGACGTTTGCCGACGCCCCCGCGGCGCTGAAGAAGAACCTGCCGGCGGCGACGTATCTGACGCGGGCGGCGTTCGAGCAGCTGCCGCAGGTGCAGGCGGTGCTGGGGTCATGATCACTGCGGATCAGCTCGTCTGCCATTTGATCGGTGACTACGTGTTGCAGTCGGACTGGATGGCGGCTCGAAAGCGCCAGGAATCCGCGGCGGCCGCGCTTCACGCCTTCGCGTATGCGCTCCCATTCGTCGTCTTGGGGGTCAGTGGTTTGGCGTGGGTCGTCATCGTCGGGACGCACTTTGTGATTGATCGGTGGGGATTGGCGCGGTACGTGGTTTGGGCGAAGAACTTCCTCGCGCCGCGCACCACCGTTGAGATCGAATACGTCCCCGCGTTCGTGACGGTGGCTGGCAAGGAACTTCATGACGAGCGGACGCATCTCCAGCGGTGGTGGCATCCGTGGCGTGAGTGTCGCGGCACAGGCTATCCGCCGGCGCGGCCCGTGTGGTTGGCGACATGGCTGCTCATCATTGCGGACAACGTGCTGCACATCGTGATTAACGGTGCGGCGATCGCTTGGTGGCCTCAATGACGCACGGCGAGGCGCAATCTGTGAGTCCTACCACGGAGGACCCACCGGGTGAGTCCTGATCCGCTTCGCGATCTCCCCGTCCACGCCTACGAGCTCCGCGGCGGGATCATGCCGGTGCAACTCGTCCGCTGTACCGCTCCCGGCAATGCGGTCTGGTGGGAGATCCGCATGGCCTGCTGGCGCTTCAGCACGGATCGGCAGTGGGTGCCTATGCACCTCGAGCCCGCCGAGACGCGCTATGAGTCCGCAGAAGCCGCCGCGCAGCACTGGCAGGACACCGTCGTCGCCTTTGGAGCCTGGGGTTTCAGGCCATGACCATGGAATCCGCCCGGGCCTACCTCCAGCAGCTCCAGGCCAAAGGCATCGGCCTCCGCCAAGCCGCCAAACTCGCCGGGCTCTCCGTGGCGACCATCCAGCGCATCCGCCGGGGCGATCCACGTGTCTCCCGCCCGGCCACCATCTTGGCGATTCTTGCCATCCGTGCCGTCCCCGCGCTCGGGCAGCGCATTTCGTCCTATCGCACGCGCCAGCTCATGCAAGCGCTCTATCGCGAGGAGTTCACCCAAGCCGCGTTAGCCCTTCGACTCGGGTTGCGTAGCCAGCGCCTCCGGGTACAGCATCGGTCCGTGACGGTGCGCCGCGCCTGTCAGATTCGGGCGCTCTATCGCCGGCTCACCGACGAGCCTGAGGAACCCAGCCCATGCCCCTGAAAGCCGGCGCGAGCCGCAAGACCATCAGCCAGAACATCCGCACCGAGGTCAAGGCGGGGAAGCCGGTCAAGCAGGCCGCCGCGATCGCGTACTCCCACGCTCGACGGACGGGCGGCAAGAAGGGGCGATGAGCGCTACTCGCGATAGCGGGTCAGCAGCTCTCGCGCGACCTGCCGCGGGTCACGCGCGCCGCACTTTTCGCAGAACGTCCGCCATTCCTCGCGGGACATCCCGAAGGGGGGACGTCCGCCGAACGCGCCATTGCGTGCCGAAGCTAAGCGCTTGCGATCCGTCTTGGCCGCGCCGCCCCGTTTCCCAAGGGCGACAGCGGCCGGGTCTTTGGTCGTTGTCATCGAGTCGTCTCCTGTCGCCCTACTCCTTGGTTTCATGATGAAGAAGGTGGCTCCGATTACAACCGTCAGGAGAAGGGGAAAGAAAATTGCCACATTGGTGTGAGTTGGCGTATTGGACGGCGACCGGCTCTTTTGGAGGGAGGGCCTCACCGGCCCAACAGCGGGAGTTGGACCGGCGGCGCCTTGAAGGCATCCAGCTGACGACGAACCGTCTTCGGAAGGGTGAGACGGACGCCGTACGTCCGCTCCATGTCAGCCAGTTCCGAGAGGGAAATGATGGAGAGGGGGTTGGTGGTGGTCAGGTCAGTGGTCGTCATTGTCGTGTCCCTTCGGTGTCGTTCGGCCTCATTGCCGTCCGATGAGAGAAGAATAACCCAAGCGGTTAGGTTTGTCAATACCCAATCACGCTACAGTAGCTGTCAGGTAGTCGGCGATGCCATTTGGGGGGTCTAAACCGGGCGAACGACGCGGCGGGCGCAAGAAGGGCACGCCGAACAAGTCCACGACCGCCGCCCGGGAAGCCATTGCCCGATTCGTGGAGGACAACTCCCCGCGCCTGCAGGCCTGGCTCGATCAGATTGCCGCGACGGACGGCCCGCGCGCGGCGTTCAATTGCGTCGTGGATTTGTTGGAGTTCCACATCCCAAAGCTGGCCCGCACGGAGCTGACCGGGCAAGACGGCGCGGCCGTGCCCATCACCGTGGTGCACAAATATGTGAGCCTGCCGCCAGACGGTGAGCCTGCCCAGCCTTCACCGCCTGACCAATGACGACGCCCGCCGTCGTGGAGGTCGTGTGGCGCGGCAAGATTGCCGAGTTCTTGCGCGACACGACCCGGGAAATCGACCTCGAGGGCGCGCTCTCCAGCGGAAAGACCACGGCCTGCCTCTGGAAGGAATTCAACGCTCTTCATGAATTCCCCGGCATCCAGAGCTTTATGTGCCGGTTCGCGGACGGGGATACCTCCACCAAACTCTGCCCGGCGTTTGAGCGGGTCTGTCAGACGGCTGGCAGCGTGCCGCGCTGGGTGTCCGATGAACTGTATTACGAGTTCCCGAATACCTCGCGGATGTATGCCTTCGGGCTGAAATCCCCGGACCATCTGAGCCGCTACGCCAAGCTGCGCGGCTTGGGGGTGTCCCGGATTTACAACGACCAGAGCGAGGAGCTGCCGGGCGATTTCCCGGGAGAGATGCGCGCCCGCCTCCGGCAACCCGGGTTTGCCCATCAATTGACGTTCAGCCCGAATCCGCCAAACGAAGGGCACTGGCTCACGGAGGAATTTCCGGTTACCAACAGCATCCCCGGGCGGCGCTATTACGCCTTGTCGATTTACGACAACGCCCACAACCTCCCCCCGGACACGATCCGCGCGCTCGTCGCCGCGTACCCGGAAGGCCACGCCAAGCATCGCAGCGTGATTCTCGGGAAGCGCGGCATGAACGTGATCGGCGTACCGGTCTACAAGGGCTCCTTCGTCCGGGCGATCCACGAAGCCTCCGCCGAGTATGACCCGCGCCTGCCGCTCGAGATGGCGCTCGACTTCGGCAAGCACCATCCGTGCGCCGTCTTCCGCCAAGTCTCAGCCTTAGGGCAAGTCCGGCTGCTGGGCGGGATTCTCGGGCAGGACTTCTACCTGGACGACTTTCTCGACGTGGTCCTGCGGTACCGGGCGGAGTGGTTCCCGAACCCGATCGAGATCCGCGAATGCTGCGATCCGGCCGGTGCCGCGGATACCTCGCACGGGACAGAAGGCGCGGTCAAGCTGCTTCGAGCCAAGGGGCTGCATCCGCGCTACGTGGCCGACAGCAACTCGCCCGCGGTCCGTCTGGCGGCGATCGAGCGCATGGCCGGGCAGATGCGCAAGCGGGCCGCAGATCGGCAGGAAGCCTTCGTGGTGTCCTCCAGCGAGCGCTGGCTGCGGGTCTCGACGCAGAGCACGCAGGTCGATCGCTTCTTGGCCGACGGGTTTGAGGCGGGCTACGTGTGGGACGAGCATATGGTCAGCGTTGGGTCCAAGCAGCTGCGCAAGCCGAAAAAAGACGGCTGGTTCGAGCACGGGCAGAACTGCTGTGAATACCTGGACGTGAACTTCGGGACGGTGCCGTCGGTCCCGAAAACGGCGCGGCCGGGCAATGTGCCGGCGGGGGCCGTGGGGCGCCTTGGCTGGATGGGCTGAGGGGCCGCGTCACAGCGGCGTAGTCATTTGCCGGTTTCGGACTGTGCGAAAGCGGCGGACCTGAGCCGGAGGGCGCATGAGCCTTGTCGGGTTACTGATTGCCGTGCTGGTCATCTGCGTGGTGCTCTGGGCCGTCCAGCGGCTCCTGAGCGCGTTTGCGGTGCCGGATCCGATCCGCACGGTGGTCTGGGTGGTGATCGTGCTCATAGTGGTAATCTGGGCGCTCAATCAGGCTGGTCTGGGGTTCCGCCTGTGAACGGGCAGGCGGCGCGGGAACTGCGGCGGGACATTCGGCGGGCGATGGGGCCGGTCGCACTCGGCACGCTGGATGAGCACGCCAACGCCATCGCGGCGCTCCATGCGCGTCTGGATGTACTCCTGGCCCACACCGAGCAGCGCGTGATCGAGCTCCAGCGGCAGGTACAGCAGCTGCAGGACACGCCCGTGCTCACCCGCCTCTCGCGCTGGGAACGGCTGCGCTGGCTCTGGAGCGGACGGTAGCGCATGGCGGATTTCGGTCGACGGGCGTTTCTCAGCACGCTGGCCGCAGCAGTCGCCGGGTCGGTGCTCGATCCTGACCGGCTGCTGTGGGTGCCAGGGCGCACCCGCTACTTCGTGATGCCATCGTCACCGTTCGCCAGCGGCTGGGCGACGGATTCTGACTTTTTGATGCCCGGCGACATTGTCACTATCGAAGGAATCTGGCAGCCCTTCGTGGTGATGGATTCGACAACGGACAGCCCCCATGGCTAACCGGGACCGGGACGACGATCTGGGCGCGGACGACCTCGATCCCCGCGTCGTCAAAGCCAAGCGCTGCTGGCAGCTGGCCGAAGACGCCTACGGCGATCAGCTGAAGGCGGAGCTCGAAGACCTCCGCTTCGTCGACGACCCCGACGGCCAGTGGGACGAAAACACCCGCACCTCCCGCGCCGGCGGGCTGGTCAACGGCGTGATCGTGCCGTCCCGGCCGACCCTCACGATCGACAAGATCACCCCGGCGATCAATCAAGTCCGCAATCAGGCGACGAATGCCCGGCTGGCGGTGAAAGTCAAGCCCAAGGGGAGGCGCGCGAATCAGCAGACCGCCGAGATGCTGCAGGGGCTTTACCGGAACATCGAAGTCGAGAGCAAGGCGCACCGGGCGCGCATGTGGGCCTTGGACCGGGCGGCGAAGTGCGGGCGGGGCTACTACCGGGTGCTCACCGCCTACGCGAATGACGGGGACTTCGACCTCGACATCATCATCAGCCGGATTCTCAATCAGCACAGCGTGCGGCTCGACCCCTTCCACAAGGAACCGGACGGCTCGGATGCCGAATGGTGCCTGATCACCGAAGACGTGCCGTATGACCGCTTCAAGCGCGATTACAAGGACAAGTCGAAGCTGGCCGACGACGGGCTGAGCGACGAGGCACTGACCGGCTTGGGAGCGGATGCGCCCGGCTGGGTGGGCGGCGATGCGACCGCCCGGACGATCCGCGTGGCCGAGTATTGGTACGTCGAGTACGAGACGAAAACACTCGTCCTGACGACGTCGGGCTGGAAGGGCTTTCAGAAGGACAAGCCCGCCGGTGCTGGCGAGATCGTGGCGTCCCGGGAGGTGCGGACCCGGCAGGTCAAGTGGTGCAAGGTGACGGCGGTGGACGTGCTCGATGAGCGCGACTGGAACGGCCGGTACATCCCGATCATTCAAGTGCTGGGCGCGGAGTCGAACATCAACGGGGAGCGGCGCTATCGGGGGCTCGTCAGCAAGGCCAAAGACGCCAATCGGATGTTCAACGTGATGTTCTCCCGGCAGATGGAGACCATCGGGCTGGCGTCCAATGCCCCGTGGATCATCGAGGAAGGCTCGATCGAGGGCTACGAAGACCTCTGGGCGCAAGCCGCGCAGAAGAACTTGCCGTATCTGCCGTTCAAGCGTACGAACCTGCACGGAGGGGAGGCGACCCCGCCGCAGCGGAACGTCGCGGAGCCGCCGATTCAGGCCATCACGCTGGCCCTGACGCAGGCCCAGAACGCGATTCAGTCCACCACCGAGACCTTCGACCCGAGTCTTGGCAAAGCGCAGTCCCGGACGCAATCCGGCCGCGCGATTGCGGAACTCCAGCAGCAGAGCGAGCAGGGCAACAGCCATTTCCTTGAAAACCTCGCACAAGACGCGATGGTCCATGAAGCGCGGATCGTGCTCGACCTCATGAAATCGGTGTATGACCGGCCCGGCCGGATCGCGCAGATTCTCGGGGAGGACGATGCGCCCTCCGAAGTGGTGCTCAATCAACCCTTTGTGACCGATGAAAATGGCCGCCCCGTCCCCGTGCCGCCGGGGGCCATGCCACCCGAGGCGAAGCACTACGACCTCACGCAGGGCGAGTATGCCGTGACGGTGAGCATTGGGAAGTCGTTCTCCACGCTCCGGGAGGAAGGCAACGCGATGATGGGGCAGCTGGCACAGGCCGCGCCGCAGCTCGTCCCGATGTATGCCGATCTCTGGGTGCGGTCGATGGACTTCCCGGGCAAAGACGAGATTGCCGACCGCATCAAGCGCGCGCTGCCCCCGAATCTCCTGGCCGACGAGCAGCAGCCCGCCGATCCCGCGCAGCTCCAGGCGCAGAATGCCGCGCTCCAGCAGCAGATGCAGGCCATGGGGCAAGCCCTCCAGCAGGCGCAGAGCAAGCTCGATGTCGAGCAGCTGAAAGCCGAGTCGAAGGAGCGGATCGAAGCCGCCAAACTCGCCCATGAGCGCGAGATCGAGGCGATGAAGCTGGAACTCGGGCGGCTGAAGGAGCTGGTGCGGACGAATATCGCGCAGATGCAGCTCGACAGCGAGGAAGCGCGGGAGGTGCTGAAGGCGCACGAAGCCGCGACCCGGCAGACGGTCGATTTGCAGGCCGCGCGTGAGGTAGCGGATAACAAGGCCGTGCAGGGCACGAACGGAGACCGCCGGTGACGCGCGTCGGCGTGGCGATCGAACGGCTGACGCTGCAGTGTCCCGTCTGCGGTGACACGTTGAGCCCGCCAGACGAGCAGCCGGGCGTGGTGCAGCAGGTCACGTGTGCGTGTGGGGCGCAGGTTCGGGCAATCTTCTCGCGTCCGCAAGCGCTCGAGACCGCTGAACAGGGTGACGTGCGCTGATGCCTGAGACGCAGGACATGGTCTTCGAGGTCGAAGCGACCACCCCGGAGCCGCCCCCGGCCGACCCGACGCCCGATCCGTCTCCCGAGTCGCCCGCCGCCGATCCTGGCGAGACCTCCACTGAGGGCGAGACGCCTGAATCCCCGGCACCGCCCGATCCTGCGGCTGCTGAAGCGACGGAAGCGGGCCGCAAGCTGTCGGGCCGGAAGAAAAGCCTGCAGCAGCGGCTCGATGAGGTCACGTGGGAACGGGAGGAGCACCGCCGCCGCGCCGAACAGGCCGAACTCCGGCTGAAGGAACTCGAAGCGCAGCGGACGCCCGCCGCATCGCCGGCGGATCCCGAGGCGAAAGACCCCGAACCGACGCTCGAGCAATTCGAGACGTACGAGGACTGGGTCAAGGCACACACCAAATGGACCGCGCGCGACGTGGCGCGGGAAGAATTTCGGGCCTGGCGCGAGCGCGACGAACGCGCACAGGCCGACCGTGCACTCGAGCAGCGCCATCTGACGATCCAGCAGAAGGGCCTCGAGAAGCATGCTGATTTCGTCGCAGTTCTGAGTGAGTTTGCCCAGCAGGGCGGTCGGCTCGATCCGTTCATGACCGACGTCGTCCTGCATCACGAGCTGGGGCATGAAGTGGCGTATGCGCTCGTCACGGATCCGGAGGCGTATCGACGGATCCAGCAGGCGCCGACGTTTGCCCATGCCTCGATCGAGATGGGGAAGCTCCTCGCCCGTTTAGAAGCTGCTCCCACCGGCTCGGCTTCTCCGACGGTCCCTACAGTCACCCGCGCTCACCCGCCTATCACGCCGGTCGGCGGTGCGCCAGTCGTCACGGATACGGATCCGACCGCGCTGACGGATTTTGACGAGTACGTCGCTCGTCAAGATGCGAAAGAGCGGGCGGCCGGCCGTCGACGCTAACCCCCGACCGCCCAGGAGGCGGACTCGCGGGGGGAGGTGGACTGTATGGCGAACACC